TTGATAAACCTAAATCAAAATCTTACCAAGATGAAAGAGCATCGGTATCAAATGCAGCGTTTGGAAACTTATTAAACAAATATTCAATTGAAGAAAAGGAGATTACAAGTGATTAATTCTTTACCGCAAGAATGGATTGAACGCATCTTTTTGAGGTTGCATGGTAGGTTTGGTAATAACTTTACTGACAAATTTAAAATGAGCAAGACGGATGGCCAGGGTAATGATTTAGGTTTAATTAATGCCAAACAGGTTTGGGCAGAAGAACTTGCTGGTATATCTGCCGACAGGATTAAAGTTGCATTAAATGCTCATTATGATTACGCACCATCATGTGATCAATTTAAGGCGCAATGTAAATCATCCGCAGAATCACATAAAGATTTTGTAGCTATTGGAAAAAAGTTTACACAAGAACAAAAAGATGAGAATCATCGCAAGTTGCAAGAAGTATTATCTAAACTTAATTTAAAAAGGATCGCATAATGGATGCAATCACAGGCACTAGAAGGCAGATGAAAGAGATGGCGGATGGCACAATTCGTGTCACAGTTGATATAGATATGCAATTCAAAGATGCGTTTCTCGCAAATTTTCCTATTGATACAGCCATTGCAATAGTGCGTATGACACAAGAAGCATCTGCTAGACAAATGAGAGTTAATATTGTCAGCCAAGAAAACAGAATGAATGGTTTAGGATTGTTAGCAGTTCGTTGGTGTAAAGAAACAATGTTTTGGGAATGGCTAGAAGATGAATTTGGTGAAGACATTGATTCTGAAGAAGCAGCATCTGATGCTATCAAAGCTATTTGTAATATTGAAACTCGTAAAGAACTTAACACTAACGTTCCAGCAGCAGAGTTTTTTAACAAACATATTCGTATTCCATACATGAACTTTATTGAAGAATTGAAAGATGCGTAATGAATACATTAATTATTGAATCGTGCGAAAAAGTAATTAAAGAAAATGAAATTTCATCTATTGTTCATGTTAGAAATTCTTTAATACTGAAAAAAAAATTAGGATTTGATTTAATTAGTCATGAATCAGAAATAGAAAAAGCACTTGATAAAAAATATAAAAATATAATTTGTATGTATGCGTCACCATACATGAAATATAATAATTATTTACGAATATTAGATAATAATCCACAAGCGAAAATATTTTGGATGATGAATGATCATGACGTTGAGGATAATATTCTTTTAAGAAAATGGGCTTTAAAAAATGAAAAGCCTTATCAAATGATTTGTAATAATCCCAGAGAAGGATATCGTGGTTGGATTTTAAGAAAAAAACTTAATGGTAAAACATTAAATGATTATATTAATGAATGGCACACAATTAATCTTAATGCTTTAATTTTTTCAGAAAATAAAATTAAAAAAGATAAATCAGGATTAATTTATTATGGAACTTTTAGAAAATACAGAATAAAAGATTTACTTAAATATAATGATGTAGATTATTTTTTAAGTTCATCACCAAAAAATCATATTAAATTTAATGAAGCTGGTATTAAAGCAAACATGATTGGAAGATTAAATTGGGCTGAAAAAGAAAACGATTTATTTGATTTTTTTGGACTTCATTTGAATGACTATAAATATTCGCTTTATGTTGAAGACGAACATACTCATGAAAATTATGCTTTTATGGCTAATAGATTTTATGAATGTTTAATGAACAATGTAATTATTTTTTATGATATTAATTGCACTAAAACAATTATAAAAAGTGAATTTAAAATATTGCCATTTCAAATTGTTAATAATGGAAATGAACTTAAAGAAAAAATAATTTTTTTGGAAAACAATAATGATAAATATATTGAATTATTAGAATTTCAAAATAAAAATAAAAATAAAATACTTCAAGAACAAAATAATGTGTTTGAAAAATTAAAGGAAATTTTAAAATAAAATGAAATTTAAAAAATGGGGCGAATACGCATTAATCAGCGATTGTGGTAAATATTCAATTGCAAAATCTGGCCCAGCAGATGATTATTTGTACCAGGTATTTAGATTGACTGGTTATAATAAAAAAACTGATTCTCACAGATCACATAATCTATTAACGTTTAGATCATCTGTAGAAGCTAAAATGTATATTATGGAACTGGAAAAGATTAATGCTCAAAAAAATCAAGCGTAAACGATGCAGAATATGCAAAGAAACATTTGAACCAATTAACACTACGCAGGTCGTGTGTGGTTTTGCTTGTGCTGTTGCAATGGCTACTCAACAACGTGAAGCTAAACAACGTAAAGAATACAAAGCAATTAAAGAAAAGCTCAAAACAAAAGGGGACTGGTTGCGAGAGGCCCAAATCATATTTAATCGTTGGATTAGATTAAGGGATGAAGGTGAACCATGTATTAGTTGTCAAAAACCAATGCACAAAAAAATAAACGCAGGCCATTACAGATCAGTTGGTGCTTGTCCAGAGCTACGATTTAATGAACTAAATGTTCACGCACAATGTGAGCATTGCAACTCATTCTTGTCTGGCAATATTATTAAATATCGTCAATCACTCATCAATAAAATAGGGTTGCAGCAGGTGTTATGGATTGAAGGGCCACACCCAGCATTACATTTGACAGTTGATCAAATTATTGAACTAAAGAGAGAATATTCTGCTAAAATAAAATCTCACAAGCTATAGATTGTGATTTATAATTTATATTAATTTGCAAATTAAAAGGAAATATCATGGGTATGGAAGATACAAAGCCTGCTAAAGGCATGAGTGGCGAAAAGCTACCAAAAGGTGTGAACGCATCTGATACAACAGGCGAACGCAAAATGAAACTAACTGGTGGCGTTGCAATGGGTAAAGCCGACGCTATGGGTTTACGCCCATTAAGTCATGCTGGTAAGTTTGATGGTCAGCTTGGCGAATGTAAAGGTGGCGCAAGCGAGAAAGTTGTTTACGATCACAAGCGTGTTGCTCACGATCAAGACAAATAAAAAACAAACCCTAGTCTGGTGGAGAGGCCAGCTAGGGTTCTAATCACACAATGGGGAGAACATTGAATGACTGATATGAATACTAAACAAAATTGTGCAAGTTGTAAATTCTTTATTTCTGGTGGCATTTTAGGTGAATGTCATAGATTCCCTCAAGCTATCAATAAGCACGACAATGACTGGTGTGGCGAATACACACTTTTTCCTATTTCAATTGATGATTTAATTTACGCTAATGACGAAATTAAAAACATTTATGATGCAATTCAAATAGATGAACCAATTAAACGTAAGCCTGGTAGGCCATCAAAAGGTGCAAAATGATTAAACCATTAGGCGATAAAATATTAGTCAAACCTATTCCTCGTGTTAAAAGCTCTATCATTGAAGTTATAATGGAAGAGGCCGATAACATGGGGACTGTCATTGCGGTTGGCCCAGGCAGAAAGATTGACAACTCTAAACGTGAAGATATGCCAGTAAAGGTGGGTCAGTTCGTACGCTTTGGCACAATGGGTAGAGATTCAAAAGAAGAATATTTAAAATATCAAGAGTGTTTCATTAATAACGAAAGACATTTAGTCATGTCATGGCAGGATGTAGTTTTCGTACAAGATGACACAGCTAATTAAAATAGTGATGTCGTATGAAGCAGAAAAGGATGAAGATTCTTTCACGCTTGCTATCGCTACAGTAGATTATGATGGATACATTGAACTAACATCATTTATTGAAGACGAAACGATCCTAGTCAATACATTGCATGAAGCAGCAGATTTTATTAACGACAGCATAGACGAAAAGGGAATATTTGTATGCCATTGAAACCAGGTAAAAGCAAAAAAGCGTTTGAAGAAAACATTAAGACAGAAATTAAAGCAGGTAAGCCACCAAAGCAAGCTGTGGCAATTGCATATTCAGAGAAACGTGAATCAACTAAAAAGAAAGCAAAAAAATGAGTATTAAGCTAGAACTAGAAGTTGCTGATGTAGAGTTAGTGTTAAAGCATTTAGCTGCTGGCGCATTTATTGAAGTGTCCCCTGCTATCTGTAAGATTCGTGATCAAGCACTTGCACAAATCAATCAACCTACAGAAGAAGTGGCCCAAGAAGTTACACCTGTAGAAATAACAACTGCTTAAAAATCAATCAGATGTCAACTGAATTAAATAAGAATGAAAAAATTGCCGAGAGTATGAAGGGCAATAAGAACGCAGCTAAAGGAAAGTTGTTCTTTGACCAGTTGCGTAAGGTTCTCATACAAGACGATCAATTAAGATTACGCCACATTGCAGAGAAGCTAGTAGAAGCTGCTGAAGATGGTGAAGCGTGGGCCGTCAAAGAAATTATAGATCGTGTGGATGGTAAAGCAATACAGTTTCAAGAGATTACTGGCGCAGATGGTGAGCCACTTGTCACATCTATTTCTGTAAATTTTGTAAAGCCAAAAGAAACGAATGATTGAGCAAGAC